CACTTCCTAGTTTTTCTATAATGTTAACAGTTACATTGTTAACAGAGCCTGTAGCACTTACACTATCTAATGCTTCAGTTGGTTTCTCTTCTACAGTGTTTACAAAACCTGTAGCCTGTACTCCTGTTATTGGAGTGTTTATATTTTCTTTTACAGTGTTAACTGTACCTGTAGCTGATACACCTACAACAGAAACTTTAATAAATACATTTAAAGTTCCTACTGAGCCTGTAGCACTAACGCCTGTAGGAATACGTTCTGTGACATCTATTTCAAAGCCACCTGCTACAACACTAGCTATAGTACCTGTAGCAGAAACACCACTAATACTAGCAGTAAGATTGACTACACCATATTCAGATGTTCCATATAAACCTGACCCATATCGTGCAGACTGTGCTATGATTGCCATAGCCTACTCCTTACGCTATACGTATTACAGCGTTTGATGCGTCAGCGGCAGGAAATTCAATTGTTAAGTCACCAGCAGTAGCGGAAACAGTACCACCAAAATCAATGACAGCAATAGCAGAGTTTGAATTTGCTGTATTATAAATGATACATCCATCTGCGGAAACAGTTACGTCACTAAAAACTTCGTCAGTAAAATCAACAATGGCAGTAGAACCTGAAAGTGAAATAGTTGCACCATCAAGTACCTGACCACCAGTGGTATAATTAGTACCTGATGCTTCATCTGAATTGCCTGTTACGTCAGAGTAATTAGTTGTACTAGCATTATATGTACCTGTAGGCGATGCTTTAATAAGAGCAATTTTAAGTGAGTCTGTATCTAAATCGTGAAGACCACCTAGTAGTTCTGTCTTAAAGCTATTACACATTGCGGTTGTGATAGCCATATATTAATCTCCTATAATATCAAATGGTGTAAAGGGCAACCCTAAAGCTGCCCTTCACTTACATTAATTTAAGCTAAAGTGTCTCTGTCTACTTCATTAGCTCCCATGTCACCTAGACCATCAATGTCCATTAATACAGCGAACACACGGATTGCTCCAGTTGTCGGTGCTGTAGTAGTAGCTTGTAATTCAAAGTCTATAGTGTCAGCAGTTGAGCCTATGATAATAGGTGCAGAACCATCTGCTTGAGTTGCATATGTACCAGCAGGAGATGCATCATCATCAATGTCAAAAGCAGCGACAAAGCGAGTTACATCAACACCTGTTACACCAAGATTAGCTGTATTGCCATCGGCAGCAGCATCAACTGTGGTTGTTATTTCAAAACCAGCAGTTAAAATCATAGTGTTTGCAGGTACAGTAATTGCCTGAATTATTTCGTCAGCTTCAAGAGCACCACCTTTTGCTGCTACTGCAGCGGCAATGTCAATTGTATTCTCAACGAAATATGGTTGTCTACCTCTTGCAGAAGAACCTCTTGCAGAAGAGACTAATGTGGATATTGTTCCAGCAGCCATTTCTCAGTTCTCCCTTACGCTAAGTGATAAGCACAAGTAGCGATTGCTTCTGGGCGAAGTATCTTTCTACCGTACAAATGCATACCACGAACAATATCAGCAAAAGAATCAGGGTCTCTGTAAGTCTCTGTCTTGTTGATTTGCTCTGCAGTAGCTACTGATGAAGAATGACCAGCAACAATTATACCAAAATCAGTAGAACTGTTAGTACCAGTATTAGATGGTCCAGTTCCTATTGCTGGTAAATTGTTAGACTGATAAACCTTGAAACCATGTAGGTTGTTTAGGATTAAACCATTCTGTAGTCCAGTTCCACCAAAGTCTGCATCAAATAATCTTGAATCTTCATCCTTTAGTACTTCTATGAATACAGGGTCTAATACTAACCATCTACCATTAGTGTCAACATTCTGTTGGTCTAATAGTCTAGACATTCTAGCTATAACAGTTAATGGATTTCTATCTCCGTTTGCAGGATTAGCAGAAGCTGCACCACCTGTTCTTGGTAAGATAGCTACAGCGTCACCTGCTGAACCACCGAAGTCTCCTGCATCAAGTTTCATTGATGATAAGAGTTCGTCAGAACCTGCAGTTGAAACAGCAACAGTACCATTAGTGGTAGTATTAGCTGTATCAGGTGTACCATGTATAGCTGATTGCTTATAACCTGACATATAACCAAGTACATCTTGGTCAAATTGGTCAGCAAGTCTATAAGCTGCTCTATCTGATGCTAACTGTTGAAAGTTAATATGAGAGTGAGCTTCTTCAATGTCATCCACTTTAAATGCAAAGTAATTAGCTTTGTCAATTGTAAGTGAAAACTCTTCGTCATCAAGGTCTTGAGGAGTAATAGTTGTTCCTCTTGAGTATGCCTTGACTGTTATTTCTGGTTCTTTGATAACCTTAACGGAATCGCCCATATTAGCAATCTCACCAAAGTAATCACTGTTAGTGATAGCTTCAGCGACAGACCCTTTGCGGAAAGCAAGTTGAACCTGTTTGCTGTAAATAATAGGACTAAAATTACCGTTAGGAAGATTACCATAACCAGCTGCTGCTGTAAATGCCATTTTTATCTCCTTAAACATTTATCAAATGTACACGGAATGTGTACTATTAGTTTTTAGTCATTTTACTTTATAAGGACCATTCATGCGTTGAGGTTGTACTTAGGATAGCGATTCCTTTGTAGGCTCACATAATTGGGTAATCTCTAAAGTTTCGGGTAGTAGTATAACATAAGTATCCAAGTGTGGGGTTATGCTACACTTTTAGTTATGTATAGTTATATACATAAATCTTTTGTTGTCAACTTTATTTTTAATTTATCTAGCTGAACCTGATATATCATATATAAAGTTACCTGACCTGATAGCTTCCATTATTGCGTCAGCCTGTCTCTCATACTGTTCAGCGGACATTTTTTGAACAGAGGACTCAAGTATTTTTTTACCTGACTCAGAAGCATCAACTTTTGTCTTTGTAGTTTTCGTGCCAACATCCATAGCAGCACTTCTGCTATTTTGTGTTGTGTTTCTCTTACTGATTCCTCTATCTGCTTTGTAGAGGTCAATGGCTCTTGCTGCTGACCTTGCATCATTATCATTCTCATATAGTGCATCCTGTACCCATTTAGGCTGTTCTTCAGCCCAATCGTGAAAGTCATCGCTGTCTCTGATATCATCAAAGTCAGGATGAAGTCTCATTAGTTCTGCTTCAGCTTTTTCTTTTTGTGCTTCAGCAGACATCTCATCTATCTTTTGTAACTTACTCTCTAATTCTGCGGATTGCTCTCTTGCTTTTTTCATAGCAATTGTTTCAACAATCTTAGCTACATCAGGATACTCTCTTGCCCATGCTTCTAAATCTTCATCTGACTTAGGTAGTTTCATCTCTTTTTTTGTTGCTTTATTTAACTGTTCTTTTAAATCATCTAACTGTTTTTGAAACTCTTTCTCTTTTTCTTGGGTATGTCTTCGTAAGTCTCCATAACGCTTTTTAAAAGTTTTCTCTTCAGCAGAAGTCGGTTCTTCTTCATTCTTATCTTCCGATTCTGTAGCTTCTCGTTCAACTTCATTCTTCTGCTCTTTTAAAAGTTGTTCTAATTCTTCTTCTTCTTTTTTTATTCTTTCTTCTTGGGTGTAAGGTTTACTTACAAATGCAACTTTCTTAGGTGTTGCTTCTTTAATCATAGCGTCTGCCATTAGTTTTCTCCTTTGGGGTTATCGTAGCCATTTATTGTTGTTGGGGGATAAGTAGCCATTATATCACGACTTTATTATCAAGTCAATGAATTATTATTGTGAATTATTTTTTAGAAGCTAATCCACCTCGCTTCATATACTTAGGTTTAAGTTTACCTGATGCTTTGCGTTTAGTTATAAATGAACCTTTATACGTTCCACCATGTTCACTAGAATCTCCTGCTCCTCCTGGACCTGAGTCTGCACCCTCTCCGCTATTTGGACTTCCTGGGTCTGTGCCTGTTCCTGGAGCTTCTGTAGGACCTCCTGCAGTTGCACCCGGACCTGTAGATTTTCCACCACCTGTAGGGTCTACGTCTTCAGTACCTATAGTTTGTGAACCCGGACCTGTATTTTCACCTATACCATATCCACTTCCTAAATCACCGACACCACCTAAATCTCCTGTGCCACCTCTTTCAGCCGCAGCTCTGTCTTTAACATCCTGTGTTTTTTGTTTAGCTTTTGTCTGCATAGCTTTTACAACAGCCTGAGCCTTTTTATTTCCTTGTTTAGCTTGTTCTTTTGCTCTACCTAATGTTCCAGCATATCCAAGTTTACTTGCTGTGCTTAAATACCCTAACATATCTGTTATACTACTATACTCAGCTTTATCAGGGTCATTACCTACACCATTAGCATCATAGAAAGTTCCTGTTTTACTCATTTGACCCGGATTAGTACCACGAGCTATTTGCACATTCCCTGCACCTAAATTAGTATAACTAGGTGCTATACCATATTCTCTTTGAATATCCGCAACAGTTATGCCTTGAATACCCCCACGAGTTTTATCTTCAGTACCTGTCATTACACCACCAAATATAGCAGTATTAATAGCATTTTGTTGGTCTATTCCTGCTAGATTTGCATCCATAGGGTCATCAAAATCATAACTTGTTGGGTCATACCCAAAAGCACCTGTAATAGCATCTCTACTTGCCATGTCAGGTTGACCAATACCTAAACCTTTACCACCACTGAATCTACTGACTGCATCATAAGCTCCCATAACTGAACCTATAGGACCTCCTAATAAAGACATCCCCGCTGTAGTTAAGTTTTTACCTAAAGTACTCATACCTCTTGATGCGTCAATTGCATCCATAACAGATTTACCCCTATCAGAAGAACCCATTTTACCTATGTTTTCTGACACTTTATCTTTTGTTTGACTAGCAAAATTTGTATCAACAATAGAATTATCTATTCCTCTAACTTGGCTAGTGCCTGAAAGTACATCAGAATCACCATCACCTGTAACCTGAGTTGTTGTACCTGTAACTGGTGCTTGTTCAGTTTTAGTTTGTTGTTCTTCTGTATAGCGTCTATAACCTTCAGGTATAGGATATATAGGCTGACCATTTACAAAAGGAATAAATAACTTTTGTCCTGCAGCATTTCTATATTCAAATGTTTCTCTTCTAGCATTTACTGTAGGAATTAATTGATTAAAGGGAATATAAGATTGTTTTTGTCCTGCTTCTACTGGTCTTGGTTGAAATGTTTGACTAGGTGTAAACGGTTGAAATGGAGCTACAGTTTGTTTATAGTTAGCAAAGTAAGAAGGTTGTGTAGCTATATTAGTAGGTACTTGATATGTTCCTGTAGGATTAGTAAATCCACCTACTTGCATATTTAATGGTTTACCTGCTACTGTAGGTATAGGCATGGGCTTACCTCCTACCATAACATAACCACCTTCTGCCATTTCCATTTCCTGTGGCTCATCTTCATCTTCTATGTCTAAATCATCCATGTCAAATGGAACATCATCATCTAGTGTAGCTTCTTCACTATTACCCATCTGACCCATTGCTTCCATTTTAGCTAGACCTTGTTTAGCTTCGTCACGTAATTCCATTATCTTTTCTAAGCCATGATATCTAACAACGTCAGCAGGTAATACAAACTCTCCTTCACTTAATTGTGCAGGGATGTCATCTCTTACTTCTTCTCGTGTAGAACCTGTAGGTACATCATTACCTGATACTTCATCAACCATGCCACCCTCATCTTTGAGACCACCATCTTCAAATAGTTCCATTTGTTTATTTAATTCCATTTACTTCATCCCTTAACAGTTTGATTTTATTCAAGGCAGCTATTGCACCTTGAGACCTATGTAAAGTTATTATATCACTAGATTGCTCTAGTATTTTATGTTGCTTACTTATCTGTAAGTCAATATAATCATTGAAGCTGTTCAGTAGCTTGAGGTTGTTCACTAGCGGCTTGAGTTGCTGCAGCACCTGCTTGTCCATCATTTCCTGTAAATCCTTGTTCATTAGGTCCTGGAGCTTGTCCTGTACCTATATTACCACCACCTGCTCCTGTGGGGTCTAATGGGTTAGCACCTACAGGCGGTTGCCCTGCCTGTTGTGGCTGTTGCTGTTGGGGTTGTGTACTTTGCATACCTTTTAGTATCTCTGCTTGTATTGCAGCTTCTTCCATACTATTAGTAACTTTTTCTGGGTCAAGTTCCATAGACTTTGCTATTTCTCTAACTATATAAGGAAACTTAGCAAAGGGAGCTAAAGAAGGATTAGATGCTACTTGTAAAAATGACATTAGTCTCTGACTCCTTACCTCATTAGCCATAAGACTTTCTGTTCCACGTGCAACAACTTCTAAATCACCTTTTATATTTTTATTAAAATTAAACTGCATATTGAAACGAAACATGCCTTCACCTAATGGCTTCAACAAATAATCATCTACGTTTTTTATAACAGTCTTTATACTACCTGCGGCAGCATTCATTAACATTGATATACCTGAAGCTGTTCTACCTACTCCTGAAACACCTGTCTGACCATGAGCAAATGATGGGAAACCTGTGCTTTCATCTGCAAGTTGTCTAGCTTTATCAAACAATTGTAAGTTTTCATTTGATACGTTAGGAAACTTTGTACCAAAGATAGCTTGACCCGGAGCACCACCTTGTCTTCTAAAGACTTTGCCCGGATATACAGATAAGTCTTGCCCCGGAACTAAATTAGTTTCATCTACTTCTATAAGTAAGTTTCCTGATAACACAGCATTGTCTACAGACATTCTCATAAAACCATTCATAAGAGTTTGTGTATCATCCATATTTTCAGCTAAACCAACACCGAAAAAAGAATATGGATTTAGTTCGTAAGGAACTGCCATGTAAGGTATTGTGGCAGGTTTGAAAGGATTAAGAACCATTCTTATTAACTTACCATTACTAATCCATATGTTAGCTTGTAGCTCATCATATTCTTTTAATTCAACAGGTATATCTACTTCATTTTCTTTGAGCATGTCAACATCACACATACCCCAATATTCTAATACTTCAAATCTGTCTATGCCATGTTCAGGTGCGTAGTCAGATAAATCGTCTTCCCAATATTTTTTAGTGTAAGATTCACCTTGTTGTATAACTTCATCAATTACATTGCCACGAAAAAAAGGTCTCTTTTTTAATGCACGTAATTGTGTTCTTGACATTTTATGTCTTTCAATTACATATTGTGCTTCATCCATATTCGCAGCATCAGGGTCGGGATAAAAGTTCCACACAGATACATGAGAAGTTGATGGAACAGTTTTAAAGACAGGACTATATTCACCTTCTTCATCCCAATTTGGATATTCTTTATCTACAGCAAAAGGTCCTTTCATCACACCTGTACCAAACAGTGCCATTTCAAATGATGTGCTTCTTAATTGTTTACTCGCACCCGATTCCTGTAATTGGTCCATAATTTGCTTTTCCATATTCTTGGCAGCAACCATGGCAGGACTAAGTGTAATAGATGTAGGTGTTTTACCTACCCCTTCTTCCAAACCTTCAATTTGTTCCAACTTGTCTTTAAGAGGTCCAAGCCTGTCTTGAAGAGATTGTGCAGTAGCTCCTTTGGGTAACTCTTGACCATCACCTTCAAAACCATATGGAGAAGATAAAGAAGTTTCTCCTTTAAGTTGTTCAGGTTTATTGGGGTCAAAGTTAACATCCGCTGCGACACCTTCAGGTAAAACTGTTGGCTCAACGCTAATAGGAAACTTGTTACCTGCAAATAGTACATCAACAATTTGTCCATAAGCTGCGAGAGTTTTGGTTTTAGTGACTTTGATAAAAACTCTTGACTTTTCTGCTTCAGTAAATTGAACATCACTTCCATATAAACCCCTATAGTTTCTGTATGACCTTAACCAACGTTCCTCATCATTATACCTATAATCTTCAGCACGTTGATATCTTTCTTCGACAAAAGGAATAATACCACTTATTCCTGCATCATTGATTGTAGACTCTTCTGTATCTTCCAATACTATAGAATCATCTTCAAGTATTACTTCATCTTGTTCTGCCATATTAAATCCTTAATATCCAAATGTAGAATCTGCCATTGGCATACTACTACTAGGTCTACCCATTGGGTCATAGTCAAATATACTAAATCTAGGTCTTGACATTATCCCATATCTTAATGCATCATATAAATGGTCTTCTGAATGTGTATCTATGTCTTCTGGATTCTTTTTATCAATAGGTAATGCAGGTAGTTGTGCTACAATATTATTGCAAGTATTGAAAAAAACTAATCTTGGTTCTTCTGTAAACTCATCTATCTGTAATCGTCTATGTATTTCATTCTTACCTGATACACGACTTCCTTTACTTCTATCGGATGGTCTCCAACGACACCCCTTCATAATCATCTGTTCAGCCAAAGAAGGACCAGTATCGCCACGCTTGTGCCAAAGAGAGCTATCTAAAACTCCATACTTGATATTTCCATCACCTGCTTCTGCTTCCAATATCATATCTGCCAAATCTGTTGCAAGGACTTTGCTAACATATAGCTCTCTGTATACAATAATTTGTTCAGACGGTGATACAGCAAACCAAAGAACCCCACTATAAGAACCGTAGCCATAATCGCAAGCTCTAAACTTAACCCAATTACTAGGTATCCGAAAAGGCTCAATAGTGTGAATACTCCTATCAAACTCAGTAAAAGCAGCACCTTCCTTAATATCCCAATCGCCATCCAATAATTGCCTTCGTTGTTGTTCAGGTAATGATAAGAGCATGGCTTCATAATCCCCCTGCTTCGCAAGGTAAGGATTGTCTGATAATCGTGCAGGGATAAATCTCCTTTTAAATAATGCTCTTCCAGCCTTTTCATGTCCTGCCGGATATTTAAGGACTTCTCCTGTTTCGATGTCTGTTGCATCATATGCTCTTCCATAAGGCGATGGGTCAATAAACATTTTCTTTACCCAGTGATGACCTCTTCCACCCGGGTTAGTAGTTGCCCTCATATAAATAGGCAAATCAGGTGCAGTAGAACGAAGTCGTGACCTCATATAATTCCAAGCATAAGGAGTAGACCATTGTGTTAATTCATCAAATCCTATCCAACTAAATGCCAAACCTTGATAACGAAGTACATCATCATCTCGGTCTAGGTATGACATCCATAACCTTGCACCTGATGGTGCAACCCATTGCATCTTTCTTTCTGACCATTTAATCCCCGGATATACTTTAGGATATATTTCCTGAGATTTAAATATAAGTTCTCTAAGTTCTTCAGTTGTATGTCTTAATAACAATCCACTAAATGCAGGGTGACCCATATACCTTAAAGGGTCTGCAAGCATGGCATATGATTTGCCACCTCCTGCTGAACCACCATATAATACTTCTCTTTCACTAGCAGCTAAGAAATCTGTTTGAGGTCCTTCGTTAGGTTTGAATATTACATTGTGTGATTCTTCTAACGACTCAATTTTTTCTTCTACTTGTATGCTAGGAACTTCTACCTGCTTCTTTTTTTTGGCTTGCACCTGTTCTTGCTTCTTCGATTTCTTTCGCTTTGGTGATTGCCTTTTCTGCATACTCTGCCCACTTGCGTAAGCTTCTAGCTTTGTTTTTACGATGTTGCTCATTATCCAATCTTTTTCTTAAACCTACGTGTGAAATATATCTATCAGTTTGTTTAGTTAGCCAATTAGCTACTTCACGATAAGAATACTGATTCACGTATTTACGAGCCATTTCTAACTTATCTAGCTCATCAGGTATAGGGTCTAATAAATAAGAATCATCTTCATTTAGTTTATATCCGAATGGAATAGTTCTAGCTATACGAGGTATTTGTATCCATTCTGTTTCATCTTTTAAGTCTGTTGGTTGTGGTAGTTTCCATCTACCTATAGACCTAGCTGTCATCATCTTCCTGTATTACCTGTTTAGGTGGCATAAGAACAACCCCACCTGTAGCTTCAACTTGCATCTTTTCAGTTTTCACTAAACCTGTTCTATCTAATAATTCTTTAGCTGCTGCCATCTTATCTCTTATGCCTAATTCAGTAGGGTCGTATAAACCACCCACCATAGCCATTGCAGCTTTAGGTGCATTCCTACTCATGTATAATTGAGTAGCTTCCATGATTTCATCTTTCATAGATTTTACAACTTCAGATGTATTGGACTTATCTGAGTAACCTGCTAACTTCTTAGCTGCTACTACATCACCACCTGCCTCATCAAATAAGACAGATAGAAACTTTTGTTGTCTTTCAGTTAGTTCTCTACTCATTTTAATTTATTCTTTCTAATTAATAATTTTTCTTGTATCTGAGTTACAGGACCATCTCTGCTACTACCACCCACTTTTAATATCTTGGCTACAAGTTTTTTTGCTTCAGTCATGTTTTTTACCGAAAGTTTGTGTACCGGATTTTTTTCATTTTTCTTTGCTAATTTTATTTGTCCTTCTGTCAGTAAACCTTTTTTTATTCTTTCATTTTGTATTTGTTTTGTAATAGATAGTGGGATAGGTTTATTAGTTCTTATTTCAACTTTATTTCCTAGTTTATCAGCAGAAGGTTTATTTTTTATTGAGCCAAAGCCTTTACCATCTTTATCTTTAATTGAAATACCTGCTCCAATTTTTTTAAACTTTAACTCACTCATATTGCTACCTCTCTTCCAATCTGTCTATCAACTCGTGTAATCAATCTTTGTGCCCTATTGGTTGTTTGCTTAAACCAACGACTATTTTCCATCTCATCTGCCATTCTTGCCCAATCTAAATCTTCTACCGCAGCAATCATGTTTTTAAATTTAGACAAACGAGGTCTACCTAATTGGAAACACATATTGGCTAATACATGTTGTATATCTTCAGGTAGATTATCAAATTGCGAAAACAATAGTTTACAATCTTTTATAGTTGTTTCTATGTCTTTCGCAAACCAATCATCCACTTGTTCATGTGGAATCTTTGTGCCCATTGGCTGTTCGTAATATTCTTCATCCCATTCGGTAATTAGGTGTCCTATACCCCCAGTAGGATATCCTTCTGAACATCTATATGTTTCGTATTTTACACCTTCATCATCTGCTATTTCATTTTGTAGTTTTATTAAGTTCATTTAGTTACTTACTTTCCTTGCTGTTGTACTAATCATGTGTTCTAAGTGACTTACTAAAATCTTTCTCATATTCTCTGCTCTCTGTCTATTTGTAAAAGAATATTCACGAATGTCATCATTACTTATTTTAAGTGAGAATGTGTAGAAAGCACCTTTCTTTATAATACTAGAAGCACTGCCATTGGCTACCCTAGCAGGATTAATTAATGTACCAAAGTTTGTTTCAATTACGTTTGTCATTACTTCTTCCCCATAATTTTCATAGCTTGTCCTGCACCCTTGATACCAAATGATGCACTAATAGCTATAAACAAAAGGTACTGATACCACTCAGGTAGTGTATTCAATACCTCAAACCCTGTTCTTACATATTCTGTCATGCTAGGAATGAACACTAGTATAGCAGGTAAAAGTAAAACTGTCAAGGCAAATTCATCTTTCCATGAATTATCTGTGGCATCAGCCATAGACTTTTCCCATTCAACTTCACCTGTAGCTACTTTCTCAGCTACAACTGCTTTAGCTTTAGCTTGTGCTACCTTTGCTTGTCCTTCAGCTTTAACTTTCTCAACCTTACTGTCCATCCAAGAACTAGCGAGGTTTGCGATTGGTCCTATCAACGCTGTTAACATTACTATCTCCTTTATGTTCGTGACCCATCCAAATGCCAAAGACACCTGTCATCACACCCATAACTACTGACACGAAAGCTGACTGAGCCGCTGTTGGTGCGTCAAGTTCCATAAACCATTCTGCACATCTCCATGACATTACTGTACTAGCAAGCATCATACATCTTGGTAGTATCTTCCATTCTAAGAATTGTTCAACGGTTACCACTAAAGTCTTTCCTGCCTAATTCTTTGTTTTGCTTGCCACTGTCTCAGAGCCTTTACGTGTTTTAGCATTAGATAGTTTCCTACCTTCTGGAAGGGCTTCGCTAATTTTAGATATAGCTCGTATTTTCTCATCTAAATCTCTTCGTTTTTGCAGCAATCTTTTTGGGCTGTTTAGATATCTGTTTACCTGCTCTAGTTGCTTTCCGTTTAGCAGCCGTAGAGGCGGCGTATTCTTGGGGAGAAAGAGCCTTAATCGCTTTCGCAGGTAGATAACGCTCACCTGTAGCTTTTGACCCTTGTGTACTAGGCTTCCCACTTTTAGTTCGCCACTTTTGTTTTGTCCAGTTTGCTAGTGATTTTTGTGGTGCTTTCATATGCTTCCTTTATTTGTTCTATTGTTCTAAAGCATCCTGTACAGACATTTCCTTGTAACTTGCAGATGCCTACACACGGACTCAAAACTTTCCTACCCATTTACCTGCTGCCCATGCTAACAGTCCTGCAAAGAATATAACAACTATAAATGCTATTCCATAGCCTACATATTCCATTAGTTCTTGTTGACGCTTCTCTGCCATCTTTTCTTGATAGCGTCTAGACTTACGTGCTTCAGCTTGAAAGGCTTGCCAATCTTGCCATAATCCAGGTCTGCCTAGATATATCATCATCTTCTTGAGTTCTTCTTCTTTTTCTTTTATCTGCTCAAGAGCCATGAACTCTTCTAGGTCTGAACCACCTACACCTTTAGCTTTCTTTTCCTTTGCTTTCTTTTCTAGTGCTTCTTTAGAGAATACAAAATCGCTTATATGTTTCGCACATCCACTTAGTTCTTTTCCGTTGGACACGAATTGTTTTATAACATTGAAAGCAGCATTAGCTGCAGCTAGTTCTGCTAACATGTTTTAATTCCTCTGTGGTATATAGGATTCTTTTACTCGGACAGATACTGTTACTGCACTACCTGCACTTGCTAATCCTCTTAACTTATCTCCCTTGTATAACCAAAACGGTTCACTATTTATCTGAAGCATTGAGTTGCCTAATAGCTCTACTGTTTCAGCTAGAGTGTAGTATGTAGTTGCTTTGCTATCATACCAATCTAAACTAAATGTAACATTAGATGAACTAGCATTGCTTATAAATATACTGTATACTTCTGCTTCATAGTTAGATGGAACAGTATATATATCACTATTACCTGTGGTAAGTTCTAATGCTACTGTACGGTTTTTTGCTTCCATCTTAGTTCTCTATGTAAATAATATCAAAAGTTGTTGACACTCGTAAGTCAGCATTTGAGCTATCTGCTATTGCACGGAACTCAATATCTGTTTTCTCAGGTATTGGCTGTGGACAAGTAATATCCTGATGATACGAGCCTTCAAATAAATCAAACTTTTGTTGAGTACGAAATACTCCATTCAACTCTCGTGTAATCATTCTTATTGTAGCAACTTTATTGTTTTGTACTGTAAATGCTGTTGTATCTATCTGAAACAAATATGCTGTATAACCTGCAGGTACAGTCCATAGTGCCATCAAAGTTTGTTGGTCAGCAGATGACAGATACGCATAGGTTGTTCCACCATTAGCAATTGTAATATTACCTGCTGATGCTGTACCACTTGCTACAAAACCACGATACACACGTAAGAAGCTACCTGATGTTGTTGCAGTTCCTGATGCGTCTAGGGTTACTGTTTCAGATAACTCATTGTAACTTGCATCCACACCTTGAATGGTTACTTCTACATCTTCGTCTGTAGCACCTGAACTACTTGTTGCTGTCATTGTTACAGCACTAGATGGGTAAGCATATAAACCACCTACATCCCAGATGGTTTCTTCTGAGTCGTCAATGTCACCGTTATAGCCAAACTTGAATACACGCTTGTGTCCTGCAATAAGTCCACGTGATACCTGTAAGAAGTAAGGATAATAACCTACACCTCCACCCATTCCCATGAGTTGTGGATAACTTGTAATACTCACTCTATTGTTTCCTTATTGGTTTGCAGTATGCTGTAATCTGTAGATTAGGTCCATCTTTCTGTGGTATTGAAGGTTGACTATGTAATCTCTCTGCGAAGTACAAGCATCTATCTATGTCTTGGAAGGTTTGTGTTTGGTCTACTACTCTTAATCCCATCATAAACACTAACACAAACTCAATCATTTCCTTTCTCTGCTACCTGCTCTTCATGGCATTCGCAATTGCATTCTTCACAGTCACAT